TTGCCTTTTAACGTAGCTAATGCTTTGCCATCGACCAGCTTGGACGGTGCCGGATTCTTCACTTATGTAAATGGTATTAGTGGTGTTTATTCAATCGCCATTGCGCCACAAGACAGCAGCGAAACTGCACTAGTTTATGGTCAAACATCGTCTGGTGGTGGCTTTGATATATCAATAACGAATTCATCAATAACTAACACTTTTGAAGCTCGTTTCGTTCTAATTTATATTGCAGGGTAACCGACGGAGCATCCTATGAGCAGAGCAAGAGATTTCGCAGACCTCGCCGGGTCGGCTGACGCTGGTGGCATTACCGGCAAAAATGCGCTGGTGAACGGTTCAATGGCTGTGGCCCAGCGGGGGACGTCCAGCACGTCCGCTGGTTATGTATCTCTTGACCGCTGGTATGTTAATCAGTCAGGCGGCTCGACAACTTTCAGCCAAGAAACCAATAGCAACCCAAGCGAAACAAGCGGCTTGCAAAAATACGCTAGGCTTAATGTTTCAACCTCTAGTGACTTCACGAGCATTAGACAGCCTATTGAGGATGTGACATCTGTACCGGAAGGCACGGCCACCATTTCTTTCTGGGCTAAAGGCACTGCGCCAACAGGCGGTCTGTATGTTTGGGGAACGCAAGATTTCGGTTCTGGCGGTTCTTCTGATGTAGACCTGACTGCTGTGCAAGTAACAGCTAGCCTGACTAGTAGCTGGGTTAGATATACGGCGCAGATAACTATTCCATCTGTTGATGGCAAAACAATCGGTGCTGGCAACTATCTTCTCATCAACATAGGCCAATACTCTAATACTGGCACAACCGCTTATGATTTGAACATCACAGGCGTCCAGCTTGAGGTAGGCGAACAGGCCACGCCGTTCGAACATCGGTCGTTTGCGGATGAGTTGGCTAGGTGTCAGAGGTACTATCAGCAATCGTATCTTGAGGGTGTGTCAGCAGGTACAAGCACAGTTTACAACACTCTTGTTTGGTATCCTGATGCCACGACAAGTTATGCGGGTATATCGCAGTATTTGCCGGTCAGGATGAGAGCCGCACCTTCTATCACCATCTACAGCCAGACAGGTGCCTCTGGGAAAATTAGAAATGCGGATGCGAGTACTGACCACACTGCTTTTGTAAACACTATATCTAACGCTAACTTTCACTTAACGATAAACAACAGCAGTATCAGCCAAAGCAGCACTTTGCGGTGTCACTTTACAGCAAATGCGGAGTTGTAATCATGAATGAAAAAACCATAACATCTGCACAATACTACAACAACAAGGCGGGAGAGCAGCAGGGTATCATTGCTGCCATAGATGGGCAGGATAATATTAACGTGCCGCTAGACTCAGCCAATTCTGATTACGCAGAAATCATGCGACAGGTCGCCGCCGGTACGCTGACCATAGCGGATGCTGACTGATGAGCATCAGCGCCTTCTCGATCTCTGAGACGGCTATTGCCGCCGACAACGCCGGGCTGGTCAGACCCGCCGACGCAGCAGTTGATGCGGCTGTGACCGGCAGCGCGTCCGCCGTCCGCCTGCGCCTAGTCGATGCGGCGGTGACTGGCGCGGCGTCCGTCGCCGCAGTCATCAAGATCACCAAGGCGATGGCTGCGGACGTGTCGCTTGCGATTACAGCGGCGGGTGCCTCCGTCCGCATCAGGCTCGCATCAGCAGCCGCTCAGGCCGCGCTGACGGTGTCTGCGTCGTTCGTGACTGTCCTCACCACCGCCTCTTCTGTTGTCGCCTCCCTGAGCGCGGCAGCGGCGTTTGTGGGCGTGTTCTCCGGCGCAGGCTCCGCGCTCGCGTCGATGGCCGCAACAGTTCGCGGCAAAATCCTCGGCGAGGACTGGAGCGATGTCGGCGCTGGCTCAGAGGTGTGGACTGAGGTATCATCCGACGACGAGGTCTGGACGGAGGTCGAGGCTGGTGACGAGGCTTGGAGACAGCAGTGATACAGTTCGGCGATTGGCTCCCAGATCAGAGCGACATCCTCAACCCCGGCGTTACCGTGGCGACAAACGTGCTGCCTGCGGCGCAGGGCTACCACTCGATGAACAGTTTCGTCGAGTATTCCAATGCGGCTGACGGCACAATCAAGGGCATCTTTGCGGCGAAGGACAGTGACAGCAACACGAAGCTGTTCGCCGGAGACGCGACGAAGCTCTACCTTCATGCGTCTGCGGACAATGATCTCGACAGCGTTAGCAAGGCGGCTGGCTACGACCTGACCAACACAGAGCGCTGGCGCTTTGTGCAGTTTGGCGATGACATCATCGCGGCTGGCGGCACAGGCGAGGAGCCGCAGGTCTTCAACCTTGGCACCTCCAGCATCTTCGCCGACCTTGGCGGCTCTCCCCCGAAGGCTGACTTCATCGCAGTGGTGCGTGACTTTGTGTGGCTGGCGAACCTAGACAGCGGGTCGGGCCGGGTGCCGTATCAGTGTTACTGGTCAGGGTTCAACGATCCAACAAGCTGGACTTCTGGTGTCAATCAGAGCGACTTCCAGAACCTGCCGGACAGCGGCGCGATCACCGGATTGGTTGGCGGCGAATACTGCACAATCTTGACAGAGCGCGCGATCTTCCGCGCCACCTACACCGGGCCGCCGCTTATCTGGCAGTTCGACAAGGTTGTGTCCGGGCGCGGCTGCGCCTTCAAGGACAGCGTTTGCAATGTCGGCTCTACAGTGTTCTTCCTAGACAATGACGGATTTTACGCCTTTGACGGACAGCGCGTCTCGCCTATCGGGAGTGAAAAGGTCAACAATTTCTTCAAGGAAGATTTCGACAGTAACTACGACTACCGCATGTCTGCGTCGGTTGACCCCATCAACGAGGTCGCGATGTGGTCCTACACATCGACGCAGTCTCCTTCCGGTCAGCCTGACAAGATCATCATGTACAACTATGTTCTGGGCAAGTGGTCTCTGGCGGAGATCGAGGCTGATCTGCTCGCGCCGATGTTCTCGTCCGGCTACACGGTTGACGGCCTCGACAATCTGTCCGCGACGGTTGATGGCCTGAGCATCCAGCTAGACAGCCGCTTCTTTAAGGGCGGTCAGTATTTCTTCGGCGGCGCGTATGGTGACAAAATCTACACCTTCACCGGCGCGGCCCTCCCCGCAACGATTGAGACGGCAGAGGCACCGCTGTCCACCGGCAAGCACTCCCTGATCACGCGCGTCTATCCGTACCACGAGGGCGGAGACGTGACGGTATCTATAGGCACAAGGAACTCTCAGGGCGAGGCGGCTTCTTTCGACAGCGCCATCGCACCTAATGACGCAGGGTTTGTGCCGCTGCGCTCGCAGGGGCGCTATCACCGCGCGCGCATGAACATATCGGGCGGCTGGGGCAAGGCTCTCGGCATTGACATTGAAGCGCGGGAGATTGGCAGGCGATGACGATTGAGGAGCGCACCACCAACTTCCGAACGCTGAACCCTGTCACCGCGACAACGCGCGAGATCGCCGAGGTCCTCAACCGCACAATCAACGGCGGCCTGAACAGTGTCGGCTATGTGACGTTCCCGGGAACCACCACGCAGGTCACGGTTGACGACCCGCGCTACTCTGTCTCGTCGCTGGTGTTCTTTACCGGCGTTGACCACGATCCTTGGCACCACAACCCATACATTGACAGCACTAGCACTGACGGCACGATGGTCATCAACTACAGCAATTCAGGACACGATGCGCCCTTCGCCTACCTTATTATCGGGTGAGAACCGTATGGAAGAACACTGGCACAGGTGTCGTGGCTACATCGAGGACGCGCTGGAGTATGCTGGCGGATCACACACAATCGACGATGTGTGGCAGTCGGTGCAGGAAGGCAAGGCCCAGTTCTTTCCGCTCGATAAGTCTGCTATAGTGACAGAAATCGTTGACTACCCGCAAAAGGCGATGTGCCGGATTTGGCTGGCGGGTGGTGACTTGGACGAGCTACTAGAAGCGGAAGCTGCAATCGCCGCGTGGGCCAAGACGCTAGGTTGCAGCGGGATGGAGATCATCGGGCGCAGGGGTTGGTCTCGCAAATTGGAAAGCTACCGTCAGAGCGCGGTGGTGCTAATGAAGGATTTCAGCGATGAGTAAAGGCGGCGGCACTACAAGGCAGGTCACGCAGACGATGACGGACGAGACAACACGTCCGTTCAAGGAGTTTGCCCTGTCCGAGGCTAAGCGCCTGTATGGCGAGGGGCCGATGCAATACTACCCCGGCAGCACGGTTGTGGGCTTTGCGCCTGAGACCGAGATGGCGCTGTCGGGCTTGCGTCAGCAGGCAATCACCGGATCGCCCTTCATCGGCGCAGTTCAGGATGTAGTGATGCAGAACCTGACCGGCACGAACCCGCTTCAGGCTGCCGCGTTCCGCCCCGCCATCGAAGCGGTTGAGGCGCAGGCGTCAAAGGCCGGTCGCTACGGCTCAGGATACCAGCAGGCGGCGGTGGCTCAGGCGCTCGCCCCGATGGCATATGAGGCGCAGCAGGCTGCGATACAGCAGGCCCCGGCAGCGCGCCAGTTCGGCTTCGCTGACCTTGAGACGCTGGCCGGTGTCGGCGCGGCACGAGAGGCGCAGGGGCAGGCACAGCTTGCGTCGGACGTTGAGCGCTTCCAGTTCGAGCAGCAGGCACCGCAGGCGGCTCTGGCGAACTACCTCGCATCGGTGCAGGGCGGCCAGCTTGGTACGCAGCAGATCACTCCGTATTACAGCAACCCGCTGGCGTCCGGCCTATCCGGCGCGCTCGGCGGCGCAATGATGGGCGCTCAGGCTGGATTTAATCCGCTGTATGGTGGGCTGCTCGGCGGCGCGGCAGGACTTTTTGGAGCGTAGATAATGGCGATTAGACCCGGACAGCTTGCCTTTATGCCCTCGGGCAGCATTGACCTGACCCTTCGCGGCAGAGATGCCTACACTGTCGGACCGCAGGGCCAGCTTATACCGAGGCAGCCAGAGGCCGGGATGCGCCGCATCACGCCAGCTTCGGGTATTACGGCAAGCACCGCGCCGACGCCCGGCTTTGGTGACGTGATCGCGCGTCAGGCTGCGGCTCGCCTTCAAGCCGCGAACCGTATGCGAGCGCAGCAGATGGCAAGGCAGCAACAACCCGCCGCCCCCGCTCCCACTTTCGGCCAGCGCGTCGGCACGGCGCTGCGCCAGCCCCTGACATCGCCAACCGGTATGGGCCTCGCCACTGCGGCGCTGACTGGGCTTGAGATGTCCGGGCCTCAGCCGGTGCCGACCTCGACAGGTCAGATACTGGCGCGCGCAGGTATGGCTGGATTGCAGGCTTATGCGCAGGGTGAGAAAGCGCGTCAGGCGCGCGATGCGGCAGAGGCTAAAGCGCGTCAAGATGAAGAATATCGGCAGCAGATGTTGCAGTTGAAGAAAGAAGAGATTGGCGCCTCGCAAGCCGCCGCTGGCGTAAAGAGCGGTCGCGATCTGGTAAAGCTCGAAAGAGACTTGCGGAAAGACTACGAGACATCGGCAAAACCGTTCGTCAACACGAAGCAGTTTTTTTCTGATGTCGTCAACTTCTCTGGAAAGGACAACACCGCCGCAGAGGATTTGGCGCTTGTCTTCTCCTACATGAAACTGCTCGACCCCGGCTCTGTCGTTAGAGAGGGCGAGCAGTATCAAGTCAGAAGCCTCGGCAACATCCCTGACAGCTTCAAGGTAATCCTGTCGCAGTACGGATTTATTCAGGACGACAGCGGGGAAATGCAAAAGATGCTTCTCCCGGATACAGTCCGAGAGGACATCCGGGCCGCCGCAAGCGAGAAATATGCGGACCTCATAACCAGACAATACGATCTGGAGCAGGAATATGTTGCTATTGGTGAGAGGGCAGATTTGAGCAAAGAATACTTCTCCCCCAAGCTGAAGCAGACAGGAACTATCCGCGACCCGATCTACGCCACAACCGAAGCGAAAGCAAAAGCTGTGCCGCAGGGGTCGTATGTTGTCTTCAACGGTAAAATGTACAGGAAGCAGTGATGTCCCTCGAAGGTCTTGTCGAAGTAGGAAAAGAAGATAAGGCAAAGGCGGCACCCGCCGAGCCTACCATCGAGCAGTTCTCTCCTGATTACTGGGAAGGGTTCCGCCGTGCGCTCTATCAGGGGCTGACGTTCGGAACTGCTGACGAAATCGAGGCTTTCGTCGAAAGCAAGAGGACCGGTCGCCCATATGGCGAGGTGATCAAGGGGGTCCGGGGCGACATCTCAACCTTCCGGTCTGAGTACCCAAAGACAGCGTTCGGCGCTGAGATCGCATCTTCCTTGGTGCCGGGCGTAGGTCTGACAGCCAGCTTGGGCCGCCTTGGCGTGGGCGCTGTTAAGTCAGCGGTTGCTGGTGGCGGCTTGTATGGATATGGCGCGGCGGAGGGTGACCCTCTCGAAAGGCTGCCCGGCGCTGCCACCGGGGCGGCCTTGGGTGGCGTCTTGCAGAAAGCCGTGCCTGTAGCCAGTGAGGCGGCAAAGAAAATGATTAAGGCTGGCGTCCCCACGACCATTGGCCAGACGATTGGAGGCGCTGCTAAGACCCTTGAAGAGGCCGCGACAAGCCTGCCGTTCGTCGGGCCTACAATCGCTGCGGCTCAGAGGAGAGCGATTGAGGGCTTTAACGTCTCAACCTTCAACAAGGTTCTGGAGCCGATTGGCGCTAAAGTCCCCAAAGGCCTGACAGGCAGAGAGGCTTACGATTTCACCCTGAAGAAGCTCAGGTCGTCTTATCAGGGGCTGGTGCCTAAACTCGAAATCCCAGAAAAAGCGAACCTTATCGACCCGCTTGCGAACACTGTGGGGGAGGTAAGAAAAAAGCTCGGGGAAAGCCCGAAGGGTCAAGAGACATACGCTGTCTTTGAGGACTTGATCAATCAGATGGTTGATGAGGCGTTTGATCCTTCTGGCGCTGTGTCGGGCAAAAGTGTCCAAGACCTGATGATTGCGCTCAGGACGGCGTCTGAGGACTTTGTAATGGAGGGCGGCGGAATAGACGCTCGCCTCAGCAACCTTGCATCAGCAGGCTTCAAGCAGGCCGCTGACGATGTGTGGGAGGCGCTTGCATCTGCAAACCAGCCGAACGCTGAGGCGCTAAGGTCGATCAATAGAGGCTGGGCGCTATTTATCCCGGCGGAGAGGGCGGCAACATCCGCAGGCGCTAAGAGTGGCAGGTTCACTCCTACCCAAGTTGTCAGCGCTATCCGAGCAACCGAGCCGGGCGCAAAGCGAGTTTTTGGCGCTGGTCAAGCTAGACTTCAGCCGTTTGCTGAGACGGCTGAGGAAGTTATCGGCAGCAGGCTGCCAACAAGCGGAAGCGTGGAGAGGGCGGCTACAACCGCACTGTTGACCGGCGGCGGGTACGGCGTCGGCGGCGCACCCGGCGCGCTGGCTCCTCTTGCACTTTCTGCCATTACATCTCCGCTGTATTCCCCCACCGGCCAGACTGCCGCAAGGAAGCTCCTTCAGTACGCGACGCCTCCGGCTCTGGCCGCAGTGCGTAGAGCGCCAGCCGCTCCGGGGCTTTTGAGTGAGCCGGTTTCTGACATCGGCCAGATGATAAGCTCTGGGATTTTTGGTGCATCTCCCGCCGAGGCAGGCCCGATGATGCTCCCCGGCGCTGGCGAGGCTCGCATCCCTGAGCCGGGCATCCGTTACGAGACGCGGCGCGACCGCCTTGGCCGCCCGATAACTTATGCAGTCACAGGTGGCGGCTCGCAGATGACGCGCGTGACCCCATAGTGCGATAACCCCCGCGCCGTGATAAACTGAGCGCAGCAACGAAGGAACATAGAAATGGGCGCAGGCGACAGCATCCGCGAATACAACAAGACCGCAGCGAGTAACACGTCGGTCGGCGGCATCAACCTCAGCGAGGGGGTGATGGTTCCGAGTGACTTGAACAACTCGCACCGGGAGCTTATGAGCCACCTCGCCGCCCTTGCGGATGGCACTGACGGCATCGATGTCCTGTCGCTGGTGGATGACGACGCAAGCGCCGCGATCAAGCTGCAAGCGCCTGCGACGGTCACCACGACCACAACCTTCACCCTGCCGGACGGAGACGGAGCCAACGGTCAGGTTCTGAACACCGACGGCTCCGGTCAACTTGGCTGGGCCAGCGCGTTTTCTTCTGGGATGCTTGTGCCATACGCCGGGGCGTCTGCGCCTAGCGGCTGGCTGTTGTGCTACGGTCAGGCCGTCAGCCGCACGACCTACTCCGCGTTGTTCTCTGCACTCGGAACAACCTACGGATCGGGCGACGGCTCCACCACGTTTAACGTGCCGGACCTGCGCGGTCGCGTCATCGCCGGTCAGGACGATATGGGCGGCAGCAGCGCTAATCGCCTGACAGGGCAAAGCGGCGGCCTAAACGGTGACACGCTCGGCGGAACCGGTGGCGCTGAGACGCATCAACTGACCACAGCCCAGATGCCGTCTCACTCACACTCGATGGGATCAAACTCTCGCGTTCAGGTGGGTCTGGACAACGGCACGGCATATTCTGGATATTCCCCAACCCAGTACTCTCCAACAACCTACAGCACACAAAGCACAGGAAGCGACGCAGCGCACAACAACGTGCAGCCGACGCTCATCCTGAACTACATCATCAAGACATGATGCAGATGGCCAGCCTCATAGACCTGCTGATCGGCATCATCATCCTCGGTGGGGGCTGGTGGCTAAACCGTATGGCTAACGAGCAGAAGCGGCTGGAGATACTGCTGAACAAGACGCGCGAGGAATACGCGACGAAGAGCGACCTGCGCGAGGACATGCGCAACGTGATGGACGCGCTGAACCGCCTCGACGCAAAGCTCGACAAACTGATGGGGCGCGAGTGATGTGGAGATGCTTCACGTTTTCTGCTTGGTGGTTGCGCTTGACGACAGGACGGTGAGCCGGGACGCCTGCTGGTACGACATCGACCGCTGCATCTACTTTGCGCGACGCATAAAGCAGCAGGGGCCGAGGCGGTTCAAGACGTACTGCCTGCCGGAGTTTATCGAAGCAGGAAGCAGGAAGGTCTACTGATGATTGCGGTCCCGATGATTGATCTGATCCAAATCGGCATACTCATCGCGATCCTCGTTGTCGTGACGAGGCGCTGATGGTCGATCCAGTTACCGCCGCAGCGACAGCGGCATCTGCCTTTCGCGTGATCAAGGCCGGGTTCTCGGTCGGGCGCGACATCGAGCAGATGGCCGGAGACCTATCGCGCTGGATGGGCGCGCTGTCCGATCTCGACGAGGCAGAGCGCCTCGCAAAGAACCCTCCGATCTTCAAACAGCTATTCGCCGGTCAGACCGCCGAGGCTGAGGCTATGCAGGTGTTTGCTGCGCGTAGGAAGGCGCAGGAGGACCGTGACCAGCTTCGCACCTACATCCAGTACACGATGGGCGCAAGCGCGTGGAACGAGCTCGTAGCGACCGAGGCGCGCATCCGCAAGCAGCGGCAGGAGACGCTCTACAAGCAAGCCGAGAGGCGGCGCAAGTTCCTAGAGGTCGGAGCCATTGTCCTGTTCAGCGCCCTGACGCTCGGATTTTTTGCATTTCTTCTGTGGCTGTATATGGAGAAGAACTGACAGTGAGGTCGGCAACCACAACCGGGTTGCAGGGGGAGTACCTGACAGCGGCGGCGATATTGGAGCTAGGGTGGCGCGTATCACCGGCTCAGCAGGACAGCGTTGACCTTGTGGCGTGGAAGGACGACGTGTTCATTCGAGTGCAGGTGAAGTCGGCACACCTGCGAAAGCAGAAGGACCACCGGCCCTGCTATCAGTTCCAGAACGGATCGGGCCGGATCAAGAAGACGCTGCCCACGCTTAAGCAGTTCGACATCCTCGCCCATTGCGGCATCGACGCGCGGCGGGTACATTTTCAGGCCGCCTGCTGCGTGAACCAGTACACACAGCGCAGGCCGACGAGCTGGTTCGACAAGCCGGACATCGAGGAAGATAGCTGGCAGAAGGCGGTCGAGATCATTATGGAGACGAGGAATGGATAAGCTGATCAAGATGCTGCGCCACCACGAGGGTGTGCGCCACAAGCCATACAAGGACACGGTGGGCAAGCTCACCATCGGCGTCGGGCGCAACCTCGACGACAACGGCCTCAGCGATGATGAGATTGACTACCTGCTGCAAAACGACATCAACCGATGCATGTCCGAGGCGATGACCTATGAGTGGTTCAAGAGCCTGAACGACGCGCGTCGTGCGGTGGTGCTGAGCCTGCTGTTCAACCTCGGCAAGCCGCGCTATGACAAGTTCGTGAAGCATCACGAGGCGATGGCGGCAGGCCAAATGCTGATCGCCAGCAGGGAGTTACTCGACAGCCGCTGGGCCAAGCAGGTCGGGCGGCGCAGCGAAGAGATGGCAAAGCAATTAGAGACAGGAGACTGGCAGTAATGTTTGCAGTATTGGCAAAAATCCTCGGGAGCAAGGGTGTGGTCGAGAAGGGCCTCAGCCTGATCGATGACATCCACACATCGACCGAGGAAGAGGTCGTGGCCAAGAGCAAGGCGAAGACGGACCTGCTTGCGGCTTATGCGCCGTTCCGTCTGGCGCAGCGGTATCTGGCGCTAATGTTCACGGCGATGTTTCTGTTCATTATGGCCAACGGTGTGGTCGGCGCGCTCTACGGCGTGATCGAGATGGACAACGTCGAGGCGGCCAAGAACTTCGCAAGCTCGATGTGGCTCGGCGAAATCATGCTTGCCATCGTCGGCTTCTACTTCGGCGGCGGTCTCGCCGAGAGCGTCAAGAAGAAATAAAAAAAGACCCCCGGCTTTTTAGGGCCGGGGGTTAGTCTAGGGAGGAAACGCGGGTATAACGCCACCCGCAAGCGATCAGTCAAATGGATCGTAACGCTCGGCCACCTCCTCGTCAACGTCTCCCGATCCCTCGCAGAGATGGCAGTCCATCTCCCTCTCGTCGAGGTAGCCGCCGCGCCACGCTCCGGGTGCGGCGACTGCGACCTCGTACCAGCGGCGACCCTCTCCGCCGCATGATGGGCAGGCGGTCATGCCGCCACCCACTCTGCTTTTGTCGGGCGCTTGAAGAACCCGAACTTCTCGTCGTCAGCGCTAGGCGTGACGGTTGCGGTGAATGTGACGCGCTTGCCCGACATGTCGTCAGCGTGAACCTGTGGGCGGCACTCCTCGTCCCAGCCGAACAGCGCGGTCGGGATCGTGCCCCAGAGCTTGAAGCCGTCGTCCGACTTGAACAGCATCTTCCACGTCTCGCCGAAAGCGTTCTCACGCAGGTCGGTCGAGATGATGACGCCGGTCAGGACGACGCGACCCTCGGGGCAATCGGCAGCGGCGGCGCGCTCTGCCTCGCGCTCGGCGTTGCGCTTTGCTTCGCGCTCCTTGCGGTCAGCCATAATCTTGCGGACTGCGGCTTCCTGCTTCTCGGTCAGGTGGCCCCACTCGTCAAGCTGCGCGCACATTGCGCCGAGGAAGCCGTCGGTGCCGAACCAGCCGAAGAGGAAGCCCTCGACCTCGCGGCGGGTCTCGTCCGCAGCGATCCAGCGGTCGTTGCGACCCTTGCTGGCGTTCGCCTTGATGGCAGCGTCGCGCCCCTTGAGCCAAGCCTCTGCGTTCATAATTGCGGTCATCTCTATCTCCCTTGTTGAATGTCCTACTAATGTTCTACACGAATAGGACATTGTGTACAACAAAAAAATGAAGGGGGCCGAAACCCCCTTCCGCTACAGCAATTCGATGGCCCGATGGCTGTACTTTTCGTGCTTGATTGCGCCCCGCTTCGCAAGCTGCGCCACGAGGGCGTGGGCTGCGGTTCGGGATCGACCTGTCGCCTCGGCGATCTCTCGCACACTCGGCGCGTATCCATAGCGCCGGATGTGCCGGTCGATGTAGGCCAGCAC